TAACAGAACACGGCAACTGTTTTGTCTGCCCGTCATATATATAGAAGTTCTGTCTGCCCATCCAGAAGATAGCATCGTTAACCGCGACAGGAGCATTCGGACCCATAATAGTTATGTTAGTAGCTAAAGGCTGTATACCAAAAGTAAATGGAGCACCTATAAACTGAAGAGAATGCATCGAACTATCCGTAAAAACTATTATTTCACGCTTTGTTTCTACCGCTCGGACAAACTCAGAGCCAGAACCAATCCTAATATCACCCGCTGAGTTCGTTGATCTAGGTGTCCAATCCGTTGCAGACTCTTGCGAAGAAAATCGTATTAACAAGGGATCTTGCTCTCCCGTGTTGATCGTATCCGCTCCAAATGCTAAAACATGACGATCAACATCCGACACCATGATCTGTTTGCAGATTGTTGGAACATTGCTTGCTCCGCCTAAAGTGCTGATGTTAACCGCTCTTGCAGTAAGTCCATCGCTTTTATCCCAGTAGAATATGCCTGCATCACGAGGATTGATTAACAGATCTTCGCCAAAATTATCATGACTCCAGATACGCAATTGTGTTGCTACAGTCTGTGTTGCAGCAGACCCCCATGTACCTCTACCCCATGTACCCGCGCCCCAGCCAGTACCGCCAACGCCTGTATTAAGACCAGAGTTAAGTTGATATACGCCATCGACACCTGAACCACCGTTGCCACTATCGCTGGCATTTGCCGTAACTGTAGCCCCAGTAGTGTCTTTAGCTGTAATTGTATAGGTGTTTGCAGTTGGAACGGAATCTATCTGGTATTCTTGATTAAGAACCGCAGCAATTACTAAGCCACCTAAACTAACCGCGCCAGATATGGTAACAAAATCGCCTTGCACAGCTAAATGATTAGCGTCCGTAACAGTGATAGTGGAAGAGCCGTTAGTCGCGGCGAATGTAATGCTATTAGTTGATGTTTTTCTTATAGGGGTTACATCATAAAACTGCTGGCCTTGCTCAACGTAATACTTAGACTCTGTGCCTAGACCTAAGAAATTAGATCCATCCAGAGCCACCCAATTGTGTAGTCCCCTTACAGTACCAATATACGTTTCAGGACTATACTTTTCCCAACCACCAATTACTTCAGGGTAGCCTTGTCTAAACCGCACCTTATCACAATCTACCCAACCGCCTTCGTTTGAATATGAAGTAACATCACGGTTAATTCCGGGCTTGAACTGTAGTTTGGTTAAAGGCACTAGGCTCTCCTTTAAGGTGCTATTAGACATGCCTTAATTTTAAGGTGTAAAGATGCGTCCTTAGTCATCCGTTTATGCCTCTAGTGCAGCCAAGCGTGTTTCTAAGTCGGCGCGTTGTGTTTCAAGTGCCTCAATACGAGCCATAGCTTCTTGCAACGCTATGACGGCCTTCATGTAAAGAACAGAATACTTAACAGACATCTTGCCTGTCTCTTCACTGGTCTTTACCAAACCTGTCATTCCAGCAGATTCAACATCTTGAGCAATAACCCCTAGCTGTGTTCTATCTGGATCACCAATAAAGTTATAGTTTTTAAACTCTAAAGCCTTTATGTCAGCCCACTGATTTGTAGCATCGGTAATGTTTTCTTTTAGTGTGCGGTCAGACAATCCACCATAACTGTTAGTCCGACTTTCAACATCACCGCCGGCTTCCATAACTTGCTGAATATTTGCCGTACCTCCAACATTAGAAACAAAGTTGCAGATGTGGTTTGATGTTGTTGATGTGGCGCGGTAAATGTCAGCAGCACGACCACCAGAGGGGGCATCAACCGTGAAATACGTTGATGAGGAGAGTTGTGATGAACCTATTGTAACTTCGCCATCTTCGTTGATGCTCATAGCTTCGGCTTCGCCTGTGAAATCAGTAGCACCACCAGTAAAAAACCTCAAATCACCACTGCCAGCGCATCCAATTCGTACTGAACCAGTTGAATCACCGAGTTCTATATTTGCGCTTGTTTGATCCGATACTGCCCTAATCACATTTGCGTTACCAGTTGTTTCAACGGACAATGTTCTAACTGGCGAGGCAGTACCAATCCCCACGTTGCTATTGCTACCCTCTAAGAAGAAAGCGTGTGTTTTAGCATCGGACTCGATGCGAAAATTTACATCTGCGCCAGCTTCATTAAAGACTACTGAGTCTAGACCCAGCATCATAGCTTCTTTGAGGTCGCCAGCCCTTCTAACAAAAAAGCGTAGCTCTGAATCCTCTGTGCCATCGCTCACATCTTTTGCTTGAGCTTCAATTTCTGCATAGACCAAATCTTCGTCGGCATCATTTTCGCCTTTGTAACGAATTGTACCTAATACATCATCATCAGCAGGACTTGCGCTATTCCTGCGTAGGTCTAAGCGAGGACCTTCTGAAGCATCAGCATCCGTAGATGTCAGTGTAAGCTGAGTTGTGTTATCGTCAGTTGTGATTGTGCAACCGTCAGTTGCGTTAAATGTAGTTGCGTTAAGTGTAGTTGCGTTTAAGGTTGCAACAGATAACGAGGCAAAAGCATCAACTACTGCCGCGCCAGATCCCGCGCCATCAAGGTAAACAACTTTAACATCTCCGGGAGCTATAGTTACTGTCGCCCCAGAACCTTGTTTTATTATTATATTTTGTGAGCCTGATGTACCGTTTTCAATAAAATGAACTCTACTTATGGTATTTGGAGCAATAGTAATTGTACAAGCCGAATCCAAAGTGCCTGTATATTTTATAAACATTGATCTAGCTGGGTCTGTGGATCCATCAGCAACCGTTGATGTATGCGTATCAGCGTTAGTTGTTATACCTTCTGTACCAAAACTAAGACCTTCAGCTATAAGTTCAAGGTTTGTATTAGTTGTTGTTCCCCAAGTACCGGAACCGTCACCAGTAGCTAGCTCATTAAGTCGTAAATCATTTACATAGGTGCTTGCCATTTTCTTATCCTTACGCTGCTATATCGGTCCAGTTAGGTGTTTGTGAAACTGTTACATCTGTGAAATTTGGTGTTTGTGAAACTGTTACATCTGTGAAATTTGGTGTCTGTGATGGAATAATTTCCCTGTAAAGAACCTCTTCTCCTACCGCTCCTGTTCCTACTACCCCTGTTGGGAATACTCCTATTGAGAAGGTAGGTGCATGTGTACCTGTTCCTGCTACTCCTGTTGCCTCAACCCCTGTTACTGCAAATCCCGCTCCCGCCGTTACACTTTCACTTCCTAATGCGCTAGTTCCCGCAACTCCAGTTACAGCAAAAGTTGCTCCAGCAGTGACCGCTTCCTCACCAAGACTTGTTGTAGCTACCGCGCCAACACCAACAACATTTGCAGCACAGTTTGTTTGTTCATCACCAACGGCGGTTGTGCCAGCTACACCAGTAACAGCAACTCCCGCTCCGGCTGCTACACTTTCACTTCCTAATGCGGTTGTGCCGACTACACCAGTGACTTCTACTACACCAGCTTGGTTCCAAGCTCCAGAACCCCAACTGCCTCGCCCCCAACCTGCAACAATCGACACGGCTAAACTCCGTTATGCAATCCTAATTATAGCATTACTCGCATCCGCTGTGGGGAACTGAATTGTAAAAGTTCCTGAAGTAGATGTTTTATTAGAAGTAAAATCCAACACAGCTACAGCTTTGTCACTGTTGGTGTCATTATATATCAAGGCACCCATCGCAGTGATGGTAGCTGTTGTAAAACTAATATCAGCAAAATCGGTCAAGGCTGTCGTGCCAGAAGTGGTTGGAGCAACTTTAGTAAGAGTACCACCACCCGCCGTGTAAGAGCCACTGTTGGCTACCTCACCCGTAGTTGTGTAAGCTGTCGTTGCTGCACCAAGAGTAGCTGTAGTGCTAGACTTACCGCCACCACCCTCTGCATAAAGAGCCAGCTTAAAAGCATTACCGTTTGTTGCGAAATTGTGTGTGCCTAGCATCAACTCTTGCTTGAATGCGGTACACATTGCTTGTGCGATTGCCATTACAGTCTCCCGATAGCTTTTGCTAGTTCCAATTGACCAGCATCACGAACTTTAGCGCAAATACTAGCACGTTCTTCCTTTCTAGCCAACTCTATATAGTGTTGCGCTAGATTTCTAACTCTATCTTGAAAAGCCTCAGCCTGCAATCTGATGGGTTCTGGTGCTTCATCCGATATGTAAATAAGCTTGCTAGCCAGCATATCAGCTATCTGATCGTTAGATAAACCACCGTTTTCGGAGGTCATTATGTTAACAGAACCCACTGTTCCTATGCTTAAATCAAACATGATCGTGTCTCCCAAAAATTATAGGCTCACTTTCTATAGGCTCTGGAGGAGCCACTTCAGATTGTTTTGTTATCAGGACACTGCCCTCATGCACGGTCTGCACTAAAGGATCACTTAATCTGTGATAACCATAAAGTTTTTCATTATCAGGAACATTGGTATCTAACAAGCCTGAACGATGAGCAATCTCTAACTTTATTCCTTTGGAAGCGGCTATAGCACACCAAAATTCTACACAAGCTCTGCCAGATTCTGCCATATTTACGTTTTTATATGTAAAATCAATGCCATACAAGCATATTTTAGTTGCTTTTTTCCAAATAGCATACGCCATTGCATAAGCTACAGTGTTGTTAAAGTAACAATAACCTGTTGATTTAACAACTTTTTCTAACGGGAACTCTTCAATGGCGGGAAAGTCAGGATGCTTTACACAGGAATAAATGGGGTTTGTGTTTTTTTGCAAGAACTCACGAGCTATTCCCGTTTGAGATCCTGCATTCTCTGTGTCCAAAAACCTTGTTACTGGGTCCATCATAAAGGTGCGATCAACGTGTATGATACCTCCTATACAATTTATACCCCAAACTTCGTCAAATTCTTGTGAAGCAACTCGCGCTGAAATATAGTCAGCGTAGCTGCCCCCCAGCCCAACAATGGCAACATTCATGTTCTCTCTCGACTAACTAGACCATTTCTATAAGCATCTGCATTCTCGCGTGCTTCTCCGTAATCTTTCATCCTAATTAGAGACTCTGAAAATCTGTCATTATACATCTTCATCACATCAGCTTCACCCTTCATAAAGGTGTATGCCTCTATAAGGGTGCCATATAAAATAGCGTTTGGAGCATTTTCACTTAACCAAGTTAATGTTGTGTCAGCAGAGGTTGATACAACGGTCCCAGTAGCCCCACTTGTGCCCCCTGTGACGGTTTCTCCAACAGTGAAATCTCCTGTAGGAAGAACTATTACAAATACAGTGGTAGATGTAATTGAATTAATTGTTGTGCTTTCCCCGCTAGTTCCACCCGTAATAGTCTCATTAGCTGCAAATGTTCCCGAAACGCTACTCACCGTTAAATTAACTTTACTATCTGTTAAACTAACTGGCCTGTAATAATAATGAAGCTCTGTGACAAACGCAGCGTTTGGTGTAGGTGCTAATATGAAAGTATTAACATCGTACAAGCCATAATACTTGGGTACTCCGGTGGTCGCGGAATTTGGATTGTATTCCTGCACAAAGTTAACGTCTTTTTGTAGCAAAAACTCTTTAGAACTAGAGTTTTCTATAGAGAGACTAAAAGATGCAAGATAGTCATCAGGAACCGCTAAAAACTGATTACTAGAGGTCATTGCTCCAGAAACATTCTTTCTAAAGAAGTCTAAATCCACAGACTTAAAAATACGTTCTTCTGCGGATTTAACAAATGTACTTAAATGAGAAACAAAAATTGTTTCTTGATTGTCCGTAAAGTCTTTAACAGCGGTTTTCAAAGTAGTATATGTATAACTCATGTTATGCTCACTGTCACTTCACCCAATTCGGCTGTAGCTTTAGGGGTTTCGTTGTAAATCAATTTATTTAAGTCAAAAATAGGAATTTTAATTGTTTCTGACATGATATTACGAGAATCTGGTCGTGGATTACGCAACGCTTGGGCATCTGCAACAACCCTACTTGGTTGTAGTTGTGGATGTTTAGGCTCAAATTCATCCACTCCAACAAGCAGCCCGTTCCATTCCTTACGCATATCCCTAAGACGATAACGAAAGCCGGAACGATCTGATATACCATAGGCATCTTTTCCAGAAGCGTATCTCGCCATTATACCCTCAAATATGAAATACTAGGCTGCAATTTCAAAGATATTCTATCTTCATCTTCATCTGCTGCACGTTGAAACTCTTCTTCGTACACAGTCTTTAACAATTGAACCCGTTCTGGAGCCTTTTTTAAGGCTATGTAGTAAGATAGACCAGCTACCATGCATGGTAAGAACCGAAAAGGTGCATCTGTTGTATTTTGTAAGGTATCCGCGTCTTGAATACGATTCACAAAATAATAAACTAGTGTTTCTGTAGAATCATTAGGTGTAGGCCACAACGTAAGTACTGGAGTAGTTTGTCTATCAAAAAAGTATTGAGTAGGTCTTCCAGAAGTAGTTTTATTAGTGAGATTTAAATAATCACCTCTAGAAATTTTAGTTAAGGGCAGATCTACGTTACTTGTGTTTCTGACCACAACTTCTAATAAATCGGCAATATTACTTGTCAAAGTATATGAGGCTGTTCCAGAGGTTAAAGCCTGAGTTCCAGCGGTAACAGTCCAAAGATTTAGTCCACGATTTGCCCAATCAGCAAACATCAGGTTTAAAGACCTACGAGCTGCCCTAGCATCATAACCCGTGCGAACCTCTAGTCCACATCGTTCATATGACTCCTCGATGATCTCACCTACGTCAATATCAAAATCTCTTGAACCAGAAGTTGCCATTACATGCGACCTCTAGGTTTC